CAACAAGCCATGATGGCCGCTGCCCAAAAAGCGCCAATACCAACATCCACAACCGAAAACCCGCCGGGCGAAGAGGCTTAAAAAACGCCCGCAAGACTTGACCGCACAAAGAAAGGAAACTACGAGCCATGAACAACAACTGGTACAGCTTTCGCAACGACCTGCCGACGCCCGAACTGAACATCTTCGGGCCAATCGGCGGCTGGTTCGGTGAACCAATCGAGAACCTGCTTGAACAGGTAACCAGCGTCCCNGTGGGCGCGCCGATCAACGTCTACATAGACTCGGACGGTGGCGACTACCTGGACGCNCTGGCGCTGCATAACTTGCTGGCGCGTCGTGTCACAACTGTCAATATCGCCGGACGCGCTATCTCCGCCGCCTCAGTCATTGCCTTGAGCGGTGAACGCATCATCATGCCCGAAAATGCCTGGATGATGATACACAACATCTCCTTGCGCGCCAGAATGGATGTGGATAGCGCCCCGGCATATGTCGAACTGCTGAACCGCTTCCACCAGCAAATCATCGACATTTACGTAGCGCGTACTGGAAACGACGCCGAACAAATTGACGAATGGCTGCGCGCCGAAACCTGGATGAATGGCGCAGATGCGCTGGAGCGAGGTTTCGTCACTGAAGTGGTGTCCGCCTTGCGTTTGACGGCAAGCAATGTGCCTCAAGAAAACGGACATTACCGTAACCTGCCGCAAGCGGTCGCAGACTTGCAAGCCACTTTGTCTGTTGATGATACGCATACAGAAACGCCGTCTGCTGCCACACCCGTTGCATCTAACGAAAATGGGGCCGGGCAACCCGAACAGCCGCATTTCTCCTCTGCCGACGAGACTCCGCCGGGCGTCCTTCCTTCGCCCGGCGGGGAAGTCTCTGCCGCCGTTACCGCAGAGGTAGTGCCCCTGGCAACGCAAGAAGAAATCTCCGACCTTATCGCCGCAGCTGGATACGCCAGCCCAACGCTAGTCAACACCATGACCGCCGCCGGGTTGAGCGCCGACCAGGTGCGCGCTATTGCAATAGCATTAAACGAACCTTCCCCGCCCATCCCAATGCCGGTGTCCGCCAAGACGCCGCTAGATGATGGTGCCCATCAAACACAAATCAACGTAACCTCAATCTACAGGAGTCGCAATCATGCCTGATATGTCCATTTTCGACGGCGATAATTTTAGCCTGCAAACACTGACCGCCGCCATCAACGAACAAGACGTTACCCCCACTCGCATCGCCGAGCTGGGGTTGTTCGCCGAGGAATCTATAACCACCACCAGCGTTACCGTTGAACGCCGTGAACAGGCGGCGGAACTGGTAATGTCTGCGGCGCGCGGCAGTACTGGTGGTGCCTCCGCTGGCGCAACTCGCAGCATCCTGACTTTCAACGCCGCTCACCTGCCGGTCACCGAAACTGTTCTCGCCGACAGTATCCAGAACGTGCGCGCCTTTGGCAGCACCGACGAACTGGAAACCGTCCAGGGGGTTATCAACCGCCGCCTGGCCGTGGCGCGTGCCCGTCTCGACGCCACCATCGAATACCACCGACTCGGTGCCATCAAAGGGCAGGTACTAGACGCCGACGGTGCAACGGTATTGAACGACATTTACACCGCCTTCGGCATAACCCGCCCAACCGAAGTCATACAGGCCGGCAATGCAAATGTCAATTTGCGTCAAGATGTCGTTAAGGCAAAGCGCACAATGGAAGATGGATTGAAAGGCCAGAATTACGAAAAAACCATCGCCTTCGCTGGCGAAGCCTTCATGAACGCCATTACCGATCACAAAAGCACCAAGGAAGCCTACAACCGCTGGCAGGATGGCGCCATGTTGCGCAACGATTACCGCAACAATTTCGGCTTGGCCGGGGTCGTCTTCGAGGAATACCGCATGAATGTAGGCGGCACTCCCTTCGTGGCGGCCGACGAAGCCTACATGCTCCCGGTCGGCGCTTTTGAAATGTTCAAAACCTGCTTTGCACCCGCCGATTTTGAAGACACGGTCAACACGCCCGGCCTGCCTTATTACGCCAAGCAATGGCAGACCGACAACAGCGGCAAGAGCCGTACGCTACAGGCGCAGAGCAACCCCATCTGTCTCAACCTGCGCCCGGCGGCAGTGGTCAAGCTAACGCTGGCCTGATCTGCAGGAGAGATGTACCGTGCATTACGACAACATGCTCGCTGAAGTAACTGACGCGGCGATTGCCGAGCTGTCGCAAAGCGTCACATTAGACGACGGCAGCACGGTGCACGGCTTCTTTGACCCGCAATGGACAGATCCAATGCTGAACCACGTTGATGGCAACCTGCTGGAACCATCATTACGCCTTAAGATCAATGATGCGACCGGGCTTGTAACAGGTCGCATGCTGACTGTTGACAATACATTATACCGCATTGTACGTGTCATACCCGGCGAATCCCCCGGGCTTGTCCGCCTGGTGTTGCAGTGATGGATTCCGCTGTAGCTGAACTGATCGATTTCTCCCGCAAACTTCGGGGGGTATCAGGGAAAATGCATTCGCAATTGCAACAATACATGCGTGCCAGCGCGGAAAAAGAACGCCGCAATATCTCCCGCGAATTCGCTAAAACCGCCGGTATTCCACCAAAACTGGCTGACCTGCGTACCCGCGTCTTTGAACGAGGTAGGGGAAAGAAGGCCGCCGTCAAGCTGTGGGTCGGTTACAACAGTGTCGCCTATAAGCATATCGGGCAACCCGTTCGTGCTCCCGGTGGGCTAAAGGTAGGGACGCAATATATACGCGGTGGCTTTGTCGGAAAACACGGGCATATATACAAGCGTGTCGGCAAAGCACGCTTGCCAATCAAGCGCCTGGAAGTGTATCTGGCTGCCCCAATCAGCGCCATGGAAAAGGCGGCGCGTCGTCTTAACGCGGATATTTCCGCCAAAGCTCAACAGTTGGCAGGGGGTTCATCATGACCTTCGATGACATCCGCGTTGACATTCTTGCACGCCTGCAAGAACTGTCGGGCTATCATGCTGGTATCACGGTTGCCGACACATTTCCGTTAGAACAAAAGCTGTCGTTGCCTTACCTGCTGCTCACCTTGTCGCACGCGCACAACTTTCAACACGGCGCAACGCAAGGCACGGTCTTAGCCAATCTTGAATGGATCGCCTACGCCATAACAGACGGCACCGGTGATTATTACGACGCTGTTCGCCTGGCGCTGGATGCCGCCGTTTTGCTGCACGATTGGCAACCGACGCGAGCAAATCTATCGCTGGCGGATGTCAGCCAGGCCAGCCCGGATGAAATTCCCCGCAAGCTGGAAGGCTATCAAGTCTGGAACGTGTCGTTCACCATCAGCGCCGAGCTGGGAGAGCGCCCCGATGATCCGGTCATTACACCGCTGGTCGCCAAGGTAGCGCGTGGCGGAAACTATACCACCGCGCCGCAAGACGAACACCACGAAATCCCGCCGGAGCTGGGGAGCTACGGAGGCACGGCATGAGTGAAGTGACAGACATGGAAAGCCTGCGCCGTCGCCTGGATAACATTGTGCGCCTTGGCAAAATCGAGCAGGTCTGGCCGGAGCAATACCGCGCCAGCGTCGATATCGGCTGGTCAACCGGTCCGCTGCCCTGGGCAACGCTGGCCGGTGCCTCAGCCAGTTGGGATTGCCCGGACGTCGGCGAACAGGTACTGGTACTCTCGCCGGGTGGCGAACCAGCCGCAGGCGTTATTTTGCGCGGCATTTTCAGCCATGACTTTCCGGTGCCGGAAAGCTCCGGTCAAATTGTAAGCAGCATCTACAAGAATGGCGACACCATCCGCCACGATTCGGCGACGGGTGACTGGCAGAGCACGATTTCCGGCAGCCAGTTGACACAAATCGGCGCTGACCTGGAAGTCAATGTGTCCGGCGACATTCGCCAGACCGCTGGCAGCAAAATCACTATGAAAGTGGGTGGCGGCGCAAAAGGCGTTGTACAGGGCGACTGCATCTGCCCCTTTACCGGCGCGCCACATATTCAGGTATCGGAAACGGTGGAGGCGTCGCCATGAGCATGACTGCCGCTTCCATGCGCGATTTTATCAAGGCACACATGTCGGCTGCGCAGGTTCCGCAAACCACCGATACCGCCGTCGCCCAAAACTACGGCGATGCGATGCTGCTGGCTTTGTGTCAAGGCATCATCGACGAAATCACCACCAACGGCAGGGCGGTCAACATCATACCGGGTAGCGGCCAGTCGCCGATCGAATAACTTTTTCAGGAGAAACCATCATGGCTTTTCACGGCATCAGAACCCACGAATTAACCGACGTTACCCGTCCGACCGAGCTAATTCCCACTTCCACCATCGGGCTGGTAGGCACCGCCCCCAATGCCGATGCTGCCAAATTTCCACTCAACGTGCCAGTGCGCATCAATGGTTCGCGCGTCGAAGCGGCAGAACTTGGAACGGACGGCACGCTGCCTTGGTCGATTGACGGTATCTTTGACCAGGGCAGCGCCACCGTCGTTGTCGTGCGCGTCGAAGAGGGTGCCGATTTCGACGCTAGCAAGGCGAACGTTATCGGAGGCGTTGATGCCAACGGACGTCGCCAGGGCATCCAGGCGCTTTACGATTCGGCTGCATTGGGTATATTGCCGCGCGTGCTGATTGCGCCCGGTTTTACGCACGACCATGCCGTCGCTACGGAGCTGGTCAGCGCCGCCACCCGCCTTAAAGCGGTGGTAATCGCCGACGGCCCCAACAGCACCTCCGCTGACGCGGTTGCCTATGCGGGCAATTTCGGATCAAACCGCTTGTTCCTGGTCGATCCGGCCGCCGAGGTCTTTGATACCGTCAGCCAGAGCAACATCTTTCAGCCGGTCAGCGCCCGCGTCGCTGGCTTGATCGCCCGTGTCGATCACCAGCGCGGCTGGTGGTGGTCACCTTCCAATCATGAAATCTTCGGTATCGTTGGCACTGGTCGCCCGGTAAGCTACCTTGACGGCGACCTGAACACCGAGGCGCAGTACCTGAACGACAACAAGATCGCCACCATTATCCGCGACAGCGGCTGGCGATTGTGGGGCAACGTCTCGACCGCTTCCGATCCGGCGTGGCAATTTCTTTGTGTGCGCCGCACCTTTGACCAGGTGCTGCTTTCCACCGCCCGCGCCCTCAAGTGGGCTAACGACAACCCGATTACCGGCGGCAGCATTGACGAGATCAGCGACCAGATCGCCGCCTTCCTGGCGCGCTTGCGTGCCCTGGGCGCCATCATCAACGGTAAGGTTTGGCTCGACCCGGCGCTGAATACCCCGTCGGTAATCGCCAACGGCGAACTATACGTCGATTATGACCTGACGCCGCCTTATCCGCTGCAAACCTTGCATTTGCGCGGCCACCTAACCACTGACTATATTGAGGAGCTGTTCCAATGAGCGCCGTAACCGACATCCTGACGCACGCCACGGTCTGGCTGGATGGCCGTAGCTTTATCGGCGAAGCCGAAACCGTCACCCTGCCCAAGCTGAACGTTAAAAAATCCGAATACAACGCTGGTGGCTTGTCTGCTTCCGTCGATGTACCGATGGCGCAGTTTGAAAAGCTGGAAGCGACTTTCGACTTCAAAACTCTGAACCGCGAGCACCTCAATACCCTGGGGGTGACACTGTCCAACCAGGTCAACGTCTCGGCGCGCGCCAGCATTCACGGTATCGATGGCAGCCAGAAGCCGGTTAAGGCAGCCATGCGTGGCTTTATTACCTCAATCGACTATGGCGACTGGAAAACCGGCGATGGCGCCACCGCCAAGCTGATGCTGTCGCCGCACTACTACCGACTGGAAATCAACAATGCTGTCGTGCATGAAATCGACGCCCTAAACTGCATCGCCATCGTCGCCGGTTTAGACCAGCTTGCCACCACCCGCGCCCACCTGGGCGGCTAAATCACAGGAGAATGTCATGAGCAATCAATCAACCGTACAAGTTCGCTTTCTGCGTAACTACTCATTGGGCAACACTTTTGCTGAACAATACGCCGTATTACCGGTAAGCATCAAACAAGCCCAAACCTTACGTAGCGCCGGTGTTGTCGAAATGGTAGACGCGGGCAGCGACAACGAATCAACCGCACTTGCAAAACCTGAAGTGATGACGCCGAAAGTAGACGCGGGTAGCGACAACGAATCAACCGCAGTTGCAAAACCTGAAGTGCCAGCGCCGAAAGTAGCCGCAGCCAGGCGCAAAGTGGGTGGCAGCGATGAGTGACCAACCCGCACGCTTTACCGAGCATAAACTGCTTTTCCCGGTCACCAGCCGTGGCGAATCAGTCACCGATGTTACCGTTCGCCGCCCGACGGTTGCCGACCTGGAAAACAGCCGTGGCGCGGGCAACGAGCACGCGCAAAACAAGCGACTGATCGTTGACTTGACCGGGCTTGATCCGGAGGCGATCAACCAACTCGATCTGGCTGACTACGATGCGTTATGGGAGATTGTGGGAAATTTTCGCTCGGCTGGCGAGTAACCAACTGGCGCGCCATCATGGCCGACCTGGCCTTTGTGTTTCACTGGCCGCCCGAAGCGCTACGCGCCATGCCGATCAACGAACTGCTGGAATTTCATGCCCTGGCGTTGGAGCGATTCAACGCCGTGTCGCGGCTTTGAGCGTTTCTTCAGATTCGCGCAATGCTTCGCTGAGTGTATCGCATGCTTCTTGTTCCGGGTCTCGCCCGGTCAGCGCAAAACGCACTATATCCCGTGCTGAAAACGCGATGCCGCACAGCGTTAGGGCAGCAAATAAAAGCAGCGCACCAAAAAACACGCCACCAAATACAGCGCCGTACCAAGGCAGAGCGAACAACCACTGCGCCAGCCAGCCACTGGCCAACGCCGATAGCAGATAAAGCAAGACGATATTCATAAGTCTCATTATAACGTAACCACGACGACATGTCTGGCAACCAAAAAAACATTTCCTTGTTGCTTAGTGCAGCTGACCGTTTCAGCGATCCGGCCAAACGCGCCGCCGGGGTGAGTGAACATCTCGCCAGTAAAATCAAGCTCTCTTCCAGCGCCGTTCGAGATCTCGACAAAAAACAAAAAGACCTTGCAGCTGCCTTTAAGCTGGAGGCT